CCTCCAGCAAATTTAGGATCAGTTTTTAATTCTGCACCAGTGATATATCTCACGCCAGATGCCTCTTTATTTCTTGTATTCGCAGCGTTCATTAGCGTTGTAAAATTTGCCAAATCTTTTTCTTGCAGCATTGATTGTACTTTTTCTTGACCTCCCTGTACATGTACTCCATCGTCCCTGTCATAGCCCTGAAAAGCTTTAGCTCTACTTGAATTATATTTTATTTTTTGTGAGTCTTTCCATTTCCCTTGAACACCAGTTCCAACTACTCTTTCACTACTCATTTCAATTGTCACTTTCTTTCCTTCAGGTCTATACTTTTGATATTCCACGAGCCAAGCTTGTGTAGCTGCTTCATCTTGCTGTGCATTAACGCCATCTCTTACAACTTGTAAATCTGCAGGGGTCCAAGGTGTGTCTTCAGTAGGATCAACAATTCCTGCATATGACTTCTTATTGCCTATCATTTCTTTCATCTTATCATCATTCACATTATTTAAGAAATGCCAAGGAAGTTCTCCTACTTTAGTACCTTTAACTCCTCCATTTACTAATTCCCTTTTTCTCATTTGAGCCCAAAATTTAGGCATTTTTTGTGAATTTAAATCTTGGTTAATTTGATTACTTAATTGAGGATTGTTTTCTTCTATTGCTTGTAAGCTAGGATACGTTACAGTTTGTTGTTCAACCCATCGTGCTTTACCACCTTCCCCTCGTTCTAATGTTTTAATCTTTTGCTTTGAATTATCCGCATCAAGCAACGTTTTAATACTAGACTTATAACGAGTGTCACTATATGTAGATAGTAGGTCATCTTTTCCAACTAAATATGAATTTAAATCTTTACCATTTTTAGTATATGTTTCATATCTTGCGTTTAAGTTAGTACTTACCTCTTTTCCGTTTTTATCAATCTTAACCATTTCAACTTGCCCGTTATCAAGCGTTTTCATTTTAAAGCTAGTATACTGACCGCCTTGAAATTTCATACCTTCTTCATACATAGCTTGACCACCTTCTACTGACATGTAAGTTTCATCAAATACACCAACGTTTGTACTCTTTTTAGATTTTGCTAGCTGGTTAGTTGATAACGCTTTTTGGTTATTAGCTACAAAAGTAGCGTTAGTACCAATCACTTTTATATTATACATAGCTTGAGATTGGAAATCCATATAATCATCTTTATCTTGCTGAGTTCCATTAGATCCGTAAGCTTTAGTATACTTTTTGTTTAAAGTACTAGCGGTTTCTCTAGCCCACGTTCTATTAGCTCTGTCCATTTGACCTACTAAACTTCCGTCAATTTTACCAAATTCACTAAGAAACTGATTTTGAACAGTTCTCGCTTCTTTATCAAGTGCTAACTCTTGAGCTTTTTTAGCTTTTTGATTTTTTACTAAATTATCCATTGCAGTAGTTAGATTTTGATTCATTTGACCAAGAATAGCTACTTGCATTTCTGGTGCTTTGCTTAATTGATAATTAGGTAAATTTGGTTGTTGTGTTGCCATATTATATTTTTTTATGTCCAACCTCCATAAGAGGTGTCGTCAATATTGTAATCTATAGTGTTAATACTTAAATCTGGAAGATTAGTAGGAATAGTAGTATCTGGGGTATTAGAGGCGCCTCCGCCTATGGATTTCCCGCGTATGCTGCTCCCACACTGGCACTACCACTAACACCTTGCATCCAAGCAGCTTGAGATGCGTCGTTATAGGCTTGCTGTTGATTTCTTAAATAATCTGCTTCCGCTTGTTGTCTATTGATGTCAAATACCTCTCTTCCTTCTGCTAACTGCCAGGCTTGTTGTTCTGCTCCAATAGCTGCTTGCTCTATACTCATTCTTTGCTGCTGTAATTGTTGTTCGCCTTGTGCTCTTAACTTTTGATTTTGAACCTCTTGTTGTTCTATACTAGCCGATATTCCTTGTTTAGATTTAGCGGCGGCTTGTGCTAATGCTGTAGCTCCGCCACTTCCCATACCTGTCGCAACCATACCCTCCATCATAGTAGCTAACGCTACGTCACTTTGTTGTTGTTGCATTTCTGCTGCTTGAGTAGCGACTCCTAGATTGGCATAAGTGTTACTTAATTGAGCTTTCATAGCTCTAATATCATCAGCTGCATTATAAATATCCTGTCTATTATTTATAAGTTGATCTACATTATTAGCTGCATTAATGACATCACCTTCCAGAGCCTCTGCTTTGTTTTTTTGAGAAATCGCACTTATCCCTCCTATTATTAATGGTGCTGCTATTGCAGCTACTATACCCATGCTCATATCGTTAGTTTTAATTGGTTAATTAATTTCATATCTTCTTCAGTTATTCTTGGATCTTCAAATGTTTTAGCTGTCACCGCGTTCACTATTTCGTCTGGATCAGTTAATTCAGTAGCGTGCACCGTGACAAAATTACAGGGGGTATGTGTATATATAATACGTTTAATACCTGGTTTAGTAATACCGTAATGAGGCGCTTCAATATGTTCTATTCCATCATGGGTTAAAATAGACATTTCTCCTTTTAATAAAAAGAAAGGATGAGATTGCGCATGTATCGCAGTTATAATAATTTCATTAGCTGGATTATATATTTCTCTAATATAACAACCTTCTGCAAATGAATGTTTAACTGGATTAGTATTTAATAACTCTTTACCTGTCATAGATATAGGATTATTTAACATATCATTTTCTACTTCACTTATTTTATTTCTAAAATCTTTTCTTCTTCTTAATTGTTGACCTATTTCCCATGCTTCATCAAAGTCAAAAGTATGCTTTATTCCCCATTGTTTAGTTAGTTCTATAAACTGTTGTTTAGACTCTTCTTTAGTCAATGGAGCAGTTAACACTTGTTCTTTAATTTCTTCCAATTCTTTTTCCATTTAATTTAATTTAAGATGATTTAACAAAACTAGCTCCAATAGCCCAAATCTCTTTAGCTCCTTTATAATCTGTTGTATTATCGTTGGACACAGTAACTGTTAGAAAATAACCTTTTAAACCACTACTAACAGACGAAGGAAGAACTTGTCCATTTTGAGATATACTTTGATTTATTAAAGGAGAAACATACAAGTTTTCTTTTCTATCAAATCCAGCTCTTTTAGTATAACCAGTCGCTGGATCTATATACAATCCCTCGTTGTAACTCCAAATTCTCTGAGCATTATCACTTCCAACTATATTAGGACTTTCATTTACTCTCGTCTTGTCTGTAATAGCAGAATTTATTTGCCAACCATTATCTCCTTCGTAATTTATAGTTTGAAAAACTTTCTTAAGTGAGGGATTATCGTTTAATATTAGTCTCACGTAAGAAGGAAAATAATTATCATAAAAAACTCCATGATTTCCATCAGGCGTATCTACATAATGATTATACAACTTCATAGAAGTAGTAGTATAATATTGACCTTTTAAACTAAATATCCAAGAAGGTTTGTAAGTGTAAAAACTTACCCATCCTTTAATATTGTCGTCAAATGAAATAGTACTAAAAGTTGAATCATCAGCAAAAGCTGGTGTTTCTTGAAGAGATAAAGTATACGCTTTATTATAATTATCCCAACCTCCTACTATACGACTTTGATGACTATATGCGAAAACTCCACTAGGCGTACTTAATGGCGTTAATGTTACTGGCGGAGCAACTTGTACTTCATACTGTGTAGGAGAAACACTTGGGGATAATCTTTCTGTAATATTAACTACTAACGATCCAGTATCACTTCCAGTATCATCGTATATTCTACTTCCAACAAATATTTTACATATATCTATATTTTCCACATAAAAAGAACTTGTTGGGTATACTATTTCGTCGTCTGTTAAAGTGAACTCAATCTTGGACTGAGTATATAGATTATTAAATGAATTTAAATTATCTCTAAAATAATCTTTCATTCCATATTCAGAAATTTCAGTTAATCCATCCCTAGATAACCTTAATACAGTTGTACGGTCAGGATCTACAAAATACTTTCTAAAACCAAATTGAGCAAAAGATTCTGGGTTTTCCCCAATTCCATACTTACCTAAATAAGGTACTATTTGACCTATCACTAAATTAGTGGAAGTTACTGTTCCTCCGCCTTCCGCAGAATAAATAGCATCTTTATTTATCAAAGCTTTACTAACTTTATTCTCTTGAAAAATTATTAAATTAGTATCTTCAGCGAATAATTTTTGAATACTTCCATTAGCTGGGTTAAGACTAGAAATTATAGATTCGCCCACAGAAAAAACATTGGTTTGATTAGTTTCTGTTCGTGAATTATATATACCCGAATAAATCAAAGAAGAACTTCTTACATCCTGCGCAGGTGTTTCATCATTTAAATAAGCTCTCACGCCTTGAGCAACCATAACATTATTAAATCCTCCTTTGATTCTAGCTTCTTCAATGTACCAATTATAGTTGTAAACAGGTTCTGTTCCAGCACTAGTACTACTTGAAGCATTTACTGGAAAAGTTGGATATCCAAATGGGTTCCAATCTAACCCAGGCCACACAGGTTCAGATGTTGATGGAGGTGCACTAGTATCTTTTTCAACTTTCTTTAGCCAAAAAGAATTAAAATATTTAACTTCTATTATTGCCGCCATATTATAATCACTTGTTTTATTGAACTTTAACTGTTATAATGATTGGATCTGCTGCTAAAGATCCCATTCCTCCACTGGCATCAACAGCTTCAAAAGTTAATTCAAATTCTAACCAATCTATTAAATAATCAGGCTTAGAATTACCTGTCACTGCATCACCATACACTGGAGTCGTGCCAAATTGACTCCCAAGAGCTGAATTCTGATATCCTACGATGGGGTCATAGACATAACTGTATGTAGCTCCATTGTTTATTGTGTTAATCCCATTCCAGGAGAATTGTATTTTTTTCGCAATTACTGAACCAACGCCCTGATTACTAGCATCGTCTGCGTCGAATACAGTGAAAAGATCTACGTAATTATTATTTTTTAAATATTGAAAAGGTTCATAAGTAGTAGTAGAACTAGGACTTGCTATATATCCATTCAACCAAGATACTTGGTACCATACATAATTGTTAGGTCTTGGGTTGTTTTGACCATCTTTAAGTATTGCAGAAGTTAATGTCCATAATAATTCTTTACCTTGTAGAGTGGTATCTCCACTTCCATTAGTTGCTTGAAAGTAGTCCCAAACAGTGTCAAGTCCCCGTGGAAATTTAGTAACTGGTGCTTTATCTAAATAAAAGGAAGATCCATCATAAACATCATTATAAGTAGGTCTTATGTTGCCCATTTCACCATCAAAAGTTTTATATAAAACAGCACCATCTGATTCTAAAGAAACAGTAAACTCAAATTCTACTAAATTTTCATCATTACCTACATACCATCCTTCTCCTGGACTTCTATTGGTTGATATGTTAAAATATCCGGTACCTAAGTTATTTATTTTAAATAAACTAGTAACATCATTTTGATCTCCATCTAACACATTAATTAAGCTACCACTAGCGTTTACAGTTAGAAAAGGAGAATTAGCATTATCTAATAAACTAAAATCATTAGTTATAACACTAGTTCCAACAATGCTTTCATTTATATCTACTTGTACTGGGCTAATATTAGCAGGATAAGCGCCGGGTATACCTTCTGTAATCGCGGTGTTTAATGTTGTTACTAAATCTGAAGATGTAGTTTCATAAAATATGTTTAATAAAGATGGTACAGGTCTTGTTTCCATTACAGCTAACTGTGCGCTAAATTCATCTTCTTCAGGTACTCCAATTTGCTCCGAAGTACTCATTATTCCAATTAAAGGATTGTTGGAGGAGTTATAAATGATGCCTGGAGGACCAAAGGTTAAGACATCTCCCGCGTCAATTTCACCAGTCACAATTAATGATTTGTTAAATACCACTTCAGCTGTTCCACCAGTAGCGTAATAAGCGACTATATATACTCCATTTGAAGGTGTAATCCTAGTTGAGCCTGTACTACTAACTGACGTTACAGACATTCCTGGAAAAACAGTATCTTCACTAAAAGTTGTTAAAGGAAAAGTAGTTCCAGAAACTGGTCCTGCACCTACTACCGCCATGCGTCGTTGTAAAGAAATTCCTAAATCGGATAATTCAGAAATTTGAGTTACTCTTTCGGTATTTACTCCTGGATAAAACTGAGTACTTGCAAAATTTATAGTATTTTCAACTCTTAAACTTAATATTTCATTAGAATTAAAGTTGGTTTGACTAGGCCCGATATTAGTTAAATCTTTAGGCACTTTATTAATATTATCTCCAAATAAACTTACTGTAGCTAATGTTGTGCTTTCTACACCATCTTTATTAATAGCTCCATTAACTATTCCTGGTAAATAAACATTATAGTAATCTTGATCTTGTTGTTTAACAACTATTTTATATGAATGCCATCCAGTTAAATTAGGATTTAATGCTGAATTATAAATAAAAGTTGCATAATCTGTACCTGCTGCTGGAGCTGGAATAACTGGATCATTTATACTAATAACATCTCCATCTACATACCCACTACCTGGTTGATTTATTACTACTGAAATAATATAACTTAATCCTGTACTCTTGAAAGTAACATAATCTACTGTTAATCCTAATCCTACACCTGTAGTAGCAGTTTCTACATTAGTTGCTCCTGGACCTGTGTAAGCATTACCCCCATATAAACTAGTGGCACTATTAACTTCATACCCTCTAAATAGTCCTGGATACCCTACTTGTCCAGTATTTTCTGGAATTGTATTATTAAATTTTACTCGTAATGCATCTCCTGGCCAGGTTGAGTTAGTTCCACTTATTAATTCACTGGGACTAAATCCAACACCGTAATAAGGATGAAAAACCGTAGATCCTTGATAGGTAATATTGGAATCAGTAGTTGATTCTAGATCTATATTAGATAATACTACATCAGATTGTCTTCCATATCTATCTGATAAAACAACTCCTACTTGATAACTTCTATTTTGCTTTAAAGTGTGGTTTTGATATTCTCTTCTTGATCCAAATTCACCGGAAGCTTTTAGAGCAGCTCCTACTTCATAGTCTAAAAAATCATTAGATGTAAATCCGTCAACAAAATTTCCATAAATTACTCTATTACCTGAGATCTCTTGACTTTTCGCTCTTAAAGGTACTCTATCACTTACTCTTACAATTTCTGATTCAGGTAGTGTTCTTTGGGGACTTCGGGATTGATAATTATAGTATAGAAATTGATTATCGATAATAACAAATTGCGCGGGTGAAATAGTATCTAATAAACGCAAATTAGAATCATTATCATCTTTATAAATAATATCAATACTTTTTACGTGTAATTCGGGTTCTATATTATCAAATCCTGTTTTGGTAGAATCTAAATAAATAGGACAAGGTATTAACAATTCTACATTTGTCACCTTGTTCACCATTATTAAATTTTCTGTACTATCAAAAGCTTGTTCAGTGTCTAGAACTTCTTCTGTAGTTGCTGCAAATGCTAAAGTTTTTTCTTCTTTCAAAAAATACCCATCCTGTTTAGGGATAAAACATGCTTGGGTGAAAGGAGATATTAAAGAATACTCGTTATCAGTAAATTTAAATCTATAAGCAAATCTAACAAATTTTTCTTTTAAATATTGACAATCTCCTGGCCAGGTAGCGTCATAATCTGGATTAATACCAATTGTTAAGCTTATAACATTTGCTATAACATCGGTAGCCCCACCATTAGGCCATTCAATAGTTACATCAGTTCCCACCACTGCAGTTATTCTAGCTAAATAAGGAGCTTGATCTGTACTAGATTCAACTTTAACTAATGTTCCTATATATTCAGTAGAAATATCAACTCCTGAATCTTTAGTCCAACCAGCAGCTGTTACATCAAAAGTACTACTCTTAGTCAAAGATCTACTAGATCCTCCGTACACGCAATGAAATGGTAATACTTCCGTACAAGTATCTTTCATTGACGATGCTGTTTGTACAACTAAAGTTATTGCAGCACTTCCTACACGGGGAGCTATTGTAACTACATCGCCATCTTCATATCCAAATCCTTGGCTTATTATTTCTACACCAGTCAACTCTCCTCCTAGTCCACTCGTAGCGTTGGTTATTTTAACAATTAAACCTGAACCACTGCCCCCACTAGTTGGAACAGTTTCATATAAGTAGTTAATGTAATCCTCACCTGTTCCCGGGGAAGTGATACTAAAGTCTACTATATAATCTCTTATAAGAGATATAGGTTCAAATGGATAATATTTCGCAACGTTAATTTGATCATCATTAGTATAGTAAGTAGGATTATTTAATCTAGCAGGATTTGCTTTTGTAACATTTATCTTACGTGGTTGGTTTCTATTATCTGTCCAAAAAAGTAAATCTTCTAATAGATTAACCCCTGTAATATGATGAGTTAACGAAAAATTTAAAAATTTTCCTTCGACTAGTTTGATGTTTATATTAGTATCTATACTTCTTTTCCATATTTGGCATATAACGTCATTAGGAGGGTAATTACTAAGTTTACTCACTGATGTATCTATAAAGTTAGTAAGAAAAAAGTATATATCTTCATTTTGATCATCTACTAAATATCCAATTATATTGACATTACAATTTTCATCTAATCCAAAATCTGTAACAGATATATTTCCAAGCACGTTTTGTAAGGTACCTACATCTGCTCCTTCTGCTTGACTAACAGCAATATTAACACCCTCTCTATATTCACCATTACTAATAAGTCTACTATCTAAGTCTTGATTCATTTTAGACTTGATAAAGGTGTTTTTAATTTCTGCCATAATTAATGTTTAATCCATTTAGATTTACCTCTCATAATTTGAGTAAATTCACCTAATTTAATATTTTGCAATCTTATTTTAGCATTTCTTAAAGCTGAACTTCTGTCTTTTTTAAATCTTTGAACTACGTATTCTGGAATATTTCTACGTGTAGATAAAATGCTATAAGCGATATGCATATACATTGCTTGTTCAGCCATTTTAGGAATTTTAGTATCAGCATCACTAGCTAAACCATCTGAAATATAAGAAAAAGTAATTAAAGCATCTGTTAATCCACTACTGAAAGAAAGAGTACCTGTTCTTTCATTAATACCAAACCAGCCGTTTTGTTGAGCTGTTTCTGGATTTAAACCATATAAACGGCCATACCAATTCAAAGTTGGATAATATCCAAAATAATCTCCATAAGGATAATTTTGCCAATTTGTTGTGAAATTATTTTTTAAAGAATTCCATCTTTCTGTTATAATAGCTTGAGAAGCTTCTATATTATTTCCAAAAGAGTCTTGAGTGGGAATTCCCTTATCATCTTGAATAGGAAGTTCAGTTGGATAAGACGTTAATGTGGTTGGATATATTATTCGCTCTACTCCACTACCATCCACCCATGATACTTTAACATAATTAACATAATCTTGTGGTAAAGGTACAGATAAACTTGGAGGAATATTTAATTCCATTTCTTTTACACTCTTCAACGTGTCATAAGAAAACTCTTGTAAACCTCTTTTAGCATGAAATAACACATCTGTTCTTCTTACTCTAGGAATAATATTATCAGGACCTACATATCCAACTAAAAAGTTATCTACAACATCATTTAAACTTATATATTCATAACTCCCATAATTTGTTCCAATAGTAGGTTCGGTCAATTGAATAATTAATTGATAATTTATAGTACCTGGATCATTCAAATTGGGAATAGTTATCTGTGAACCATTAGGTCCAGAGATATAAGAAGTATTTTGAGCTAATTGAATAGGAGATAATCCTGCAAAAATTGCAAATACATTATAGTTAGAAGTAGGTGCTATTTCTGTACCATTAATATCATAAGCACTCACTAATGGAGTATCAAATGTAACATCAAAAATATATTGTGGAGTCGCCCCTACAGTGAACATTTGTTGTCCAGAATAATATTGAGCGTTTGTTTCAGTTATTAATCCCATATTTTATGATTTTTCTAATTGTTCTTCTTGTTGTATTTTCTGTGTAGCGACTTGTATTATTTGAGGATCTCTAATTACTACTCCAGCATAAAATAATATATTTATAACCACTTCAGTTTGTTCTGAATTATGCAACTCAAAATCAACTGATCCTGTATTAGGAGTTACAACTCCTGTCGTGCCTGGTGGAGCATAAATATATTGTCCTAAACTACCAGTTGTGTAGGCCCAAACTACATCTTCAGGTTTTTTAATATAATTAATTAAAATACATCCGTCTTGGTCAGGACTTAATATCGATCCAACGTTTATAGTATTAGGACTTAAAAATAGTTTATTATTCTCATATAAATAACATGGGAATGATTTTGTTGGGGCAGTTAATTTAGAGCGAGTTACTAAATTAAATTCATGACGATCTAATTGTTGAACTTCAACATAGGAACTGCTGAAGTTATAGTTTCCTGGAGAACCTGGAATTTCAAGAAAATCCCTAAAAGTTACTCCACCTAATCTATATAAATTACTAGGTATATCAAAACCTCCATTAGAATAAAGTGGATAATTAGAAGTTCTAAAAGTTTCTAATTTTTCTTCTGTATTTTTTAATCGATCAGAATATTCTACTTCTGTTTGAGGTGTGCGTGCATAGATATTTAAATCATCAAAATAACGTTCAAAAGTTTCTCTTTGCACTTGCGTAGCTATCTTATTAAATTCATAAGGAGTCATATACCCTCTTTGTTCTTTATTTAGAATTAATAAGACGGTTTGATATACGTCGTTTACATTTATAGCCATTAGGAATATTTTAAAAAAAAGCGGCGCTATGGCCGCCTTAATTATAATTACATGTTAAGAGAGTTTTTTATCTATTGATTTAAAAACTTCTAAACCTTCATCGGTCTGAAACCACACCGCTAAAGCAGAGTAAGGGTTTTCATCAAATGGAACTGTCATTAATTTTCTTCCATTAGATGCCCAACTTACTGTTCTATTATCTTGTGATAGTTTCAATATACGACCTTCTATAGCTTTAATAGCTATGTTTCTTAATTGAATATTTTCATCAGAGACTAATTCTAAGAACAATTTAGGATTATTTTTAGCAAATACTAATAAATCTCTTTTTAGTTCTTTAGAACTCATCTTACTGACTCGAGATCCAACTTCTACTCTAAGAATAGCTTCTCCTTGATCTATATCTAAATCTCTAGCTACGTTTAAAGCGTCAATTTCTAGTTCTAAATAGTCAATATCAGAGGCCGCTCTTACTTGAGGTTTAAACTCTCTATATTCTTTATCTCTTCTAGGATGATATAGAGATAATAATTTTTGTAAATTTTGTGATTCTTTAGGAACATATAACCTTCCTGATTTAAAAACAATATGTCCTAGTGTTGCTGTTCCTTTCTGCTCATCCACAAAAGGAGAGGACATATTCGTAGCATATCTCAATTCTTTTTGTTCACCATTTTCTTCATCAAAATAAAGTAATGGAGATCTTCTACTATGCTTACAGTTCAATCTTAATGTTAAAGGTTTCTTATTTACCAAATGATAAAGACGATCTTTTATTTCCCAACCATCTTCTTCTTTTCTTTTTTCTTTTGTTGCCATAATATAATATAATTAAATAAAAGCTAGAGTGCCGAAGCACCCTAGCAGTTTGATATTTATCAAGTAGTGAATAACATAAAGTTATTAGCTGCTTGAGTAACTAAACATCTTTCAGATAGGAAGTGTACTTCCATAGCATCTAAAGATGATGTATAAGCTCCACCTACAGAACCTGTAACCCAAGACTTAAGTCTTCTGTCATCAGCTTCTGAAGCTCTATATCTTACGTGTAAGAATGGACGTCTAATATTAGAACCTAACATTTGATCGTACACTGTTGAAGTACCAGCAGGTACTAATACACCTTCGATATCTTTCGCTAAACCACGAGTAGAAGCATCATTAAGATATTTCCAGTCAGTTTTATAGAAGTCATAAGAACCTCTTCTAAAACCATCAAACCCGAAGTTTAATGCCATATTAGAATCATTTTCAAATAATCCATAAGATGCACCATTAACTCCATCTTGAGCTGATCCATTTACATTAGCAACCATATTGTCAATTGCTAAAGCTAAAGATCTATTACAGAAAATCATGTTTTCTTCAATAGCACCTTCAAAATCTAATTGAGCTAAAATAGAATCAAAATCATCTAAAGCATCATTACCACCGCCAGTACCAGCGAAGTTTTGATATTCATGACCTCTATCTTTAATAGCAGCAAATAAACCTTGCGTACCTTTTTGACCACTCATAGCTGCATTTCCAAGAGCAATGTTCCCTACAGAACCTGCACCTAAACCAGCAGTAGCTAATTGACCTTCAACCATCGCCATTTCCATATAATCTTCAAATCTTAATCTTGTTTCAGATTCAGATTTTAAATACCATAGAAAACCAGATGTTCCGTCTTCAGTCGCAACTTCAACCCAACCAATTTGAGCAGTATCAGATCCATTGATCTCAAACTTATCTCTTATGATTATTGGAGAATTACTAAACTGTGTGAAATCAGGCTCAATAGAAGCTAAAGCATCTGTATTAGACCCTTTTTCCCATTCAGAACCATAAACAAATACTGCAACAGCAGAATTTAATCCACCTGAAGATCCAGATCCATCAAATTCACCTGGAGTAGCAGCGCCTGTGGTTAAACCACTAGCTTCATAACAAGCAACAGTTACATCACATGTTCTAGTTACACCAGCAGTACCACCTTGGTAATTACCAGGAGCAGCTGTTACTAATACTTTCATAGTCTTACCTTGACCAGCACCAGTTGTCCCATTTCCATAAACAACTAAAGTGTTGTTAATTTTAATAGCACATTCTTTGCTTCCAACAGCACCGCCAGCGGCACTAACGTCAGGATCAATGCTTACTCTAAGAGTAGTATCATCTATTACTTCACACGTTTCATAAGCTACGTGTAATCTATTTTGTTCAGACCAAACAACTTGGTCCGATGTCATTGGCATTTCAGCGCCAACCATTCTTAAGAATCCGGCAATAGTTCTATTACCATATCTTTCTACCTCTTGCTCATAGAGCTCAGGTAAATATTGCTGCGCGAAATCGTTATCCCCATCTGTAAAAGACAAATAGTTAGTGGCTAACGCCATTCGCTTCTGAGCTGGTTCCAAATTTGGACCCAACGCTGGATTTAAACTCATAATTTTAAATTTTTAAGTTATGTTCTTTTTTTTATTTTTAACTTAGAACCATCTGCACCACTTATGGCTTTAACTTTTAATCCATTAATAAACACATCCCCTGTTGAGGTTGATCGTGGTCTCCCATCTTGGATATTCTTAGATTTAGCTATAATATCTTTAGCAGCATCGGCTTTACCTTGCTCATAAAAATGTTTAACTAAGTTGTCGGCATTAGCAGCAGCGTAAACAGCTTTGTGATAACCTGAGTAATCATGAACACTCCCATCATCATTTAAGAACTTCTTAAAAACGGATTTAAGATCTGATTGGCGATTAGCAGCTTCATTAGGATTATTTAATTTATATCTAAACTCTTTTTCTCCAACATTAAAATTAAATCCATTAAAATCTCCTTTAAAGAATTCTTGAGTTTTTTGTTTAAATGTTCCATGTAGCTTTTGTGCTTGTTCTTGGCTCTGTTTGTATGTATTGATAAAGTCTAAGGCTTCTTGTTGTTCTTGTGTAACATTACTATTTGATTTCAACTTGATATCTTTATAGTAATCACTTTTAGAAGCTTCAAGAAAATTCTTAGCTTTGGCAATTTCTTCTTTATAAGCGAGTTTTTTCTTTTTAACTTCTCGCTCAGTTTCCTCTTCTTCATTCCATGAAAATCTATCATCTAATAGAAAATCAATTTCTTCAGAATCAAGATGAGGTTTAGTCTTATTGTAATATTCTCTTAATGCTATATTATCATCTACATTGCTGTAGTCCTTATTTAAATTAACATAGTCTTCCACTGTTCCACCTGTGTCTTTCATAAATTTTACTAAACTTTCTATATTCTCAGGAAGTTCAGGTTGAGTTTCTTGTACTATTGGTGGTGTAACTTCTTTAATAGGTTCTTTTGTTTCTTCTACTATTTCTTCAATTACTTCTTCTTCGTTACTCTCTTGGGGAGTTTCTTGTTCTTCGGTGTGTGTTTCTCCCATAGGTTGCAATTCCACTTCGGATTCTTTCCCTTCTTCTTTGCTCTCTCCATCAGGCGATAACACAACCCTCGTTGTTTCTGACTCAGGAATGGCATCTTCTTCTTTTTTATTAAGATTTACTTTTACAGTATTTTCTTCTTTTGATTTATTTAATTTTTTAGGTCGTCCTGGTTTTTTCTTCACCTTGAACTCACCTTCTTGTTTTGCTTCTTCTGACATAATATAATATAATAATTAATAATTTAAGGGGCCATAAAATCTTCTGATGTTAGTGGGATTTGACCTGGTCCACCTCCTTTTTCAAAATCTACCGGAGCGCTGTCATTAGTTCTTTGCGCTATCATTTGACTTTGTTGTGTTCCTTGTATTCTTGTTCTTTGATCTTTTCTTTGTTCAATTTTATCTTCTTTAACTCCAGCTTGACTTACATCCATTTGCTTTAATTGAAGATCATAACCATGTTGCACTTCTGCCATTTTAAGTTTATGATTTAATTCAACTTGCATTTTTTGTAATGATAGTTCCATATCAACTTTTTTCAGTTGAGCTTCAGTTTCAGCTAATGCTTGTTGTTTCTGTACTTCGGCCATAGCAGCTTTTTCAGCAGCTTCTGCATTCGCTTGGGCTTGAGCTTGAATCATTTCTTTCTGCGTAGCTTGATCTTGTTCTTGTTTCTTTTTTCTTCTATACTTTAAAAATTGATTAGCTAATGTTAAATTTTTAACTTCTCTAATATCTATAGCGTCTTCTAAGTATATTTGATTTTCTTTTAAAGCGATTTGAATGTTTTGTTCTAATTGAGCTTTTTCCTCTTCATCTGGTTCTAGATTTATAAATATTCCAAAATCATGAATATTTAATTCTGCTAACTCGTCTAATGTTCCTACATTATAATTAGATAAACTATTTTGTAACGACTGTCTAGTTGTAGGATACATTAATGAATCTGCAACTCTTAAGGATATATTTTCACATGCTCTATGTGTTAAGAATAATCCAGCTTGTAATATATGTCTAGTAGCAGTATTAGAATTAGCAGCGGCTAATTTTTGTAAACCTACTAAAGAATCTTTATCAGGGACACTAGCATCTCTAGCTTCATTTAATCCTGTTACGTCTCTTATCATTTGTAAATAATAATTATACGTTTGGATCAATGACTGCATTTTAGCCATACCATTAGAACTTGATAATTCTTGTATAGGTATTTTACCTCTATTAACATCTCCATCTTGTGTTAAAGATCTACCTACAACAGAACCCGTTTGGAAATACATGTTCAACGCTTCTTTAGGATTATAATTTGTTCCATTTCCTAAATCTACTTCTGCTAAACCATCTACATCTAAATACACACCATCGGGCACTATTCTAGCTAAAACTTGTTGAAGTTTAAGATGGGTTAATTGTATCATGTCAGCGAATCCTGTAACTCTATTCACTAATGAATTAATTCTACCTTTATACATTCTTGGAGCACAAATTGCGTAATTCATGTTCACTTTAACTGTATCAGCTATAGGACGAGTCATATTTTTAGCTAATTCCCATCTCAACATTTGAGGATGTCCTAATATTTTAGCTCCTGAATATAACGTTTCAATAGATCTTTCTAATTTTCCATAACCTAAAGCGTCTGCTGGTGGATCAAAAGTATCTTGCTTTTCTAATATCTTTTCTAATCCAAAAGCGTTTTCTTTTAATTTAAAAACTTGATTAGTATAAGTTTTATATTCAAAATATAATACTTGAATCGTATTATTATCTTGTCTACCATTCCAGTTTCTTATATAATTTTGATTTCCGGGATACTTTTGTATTTCTTCTAATTCCGCTGCTGTTAAAGCAGGGAATTCTTTCTTTAGTTCTGATAAGCTAATTCCTTTAACTTCTCCAACATACCATAAGTCTTGGAAATTAGGATCTTCTGTATAGGACCAAACTAAATGTGCAGGATCTACATAATCTACTACTATCCCCTCTGATTCATTCCAAGTAGTTTTTAATGCTCCAATTCCACAAACTGCTAAATCATAGTTAATTCTAGCTCTAGTTAATTCATATTTATTCTTATCTAATACTTGGTTTATAACTTCTTCTTCTGCAACTTCTACACTTTGTTTAAAATCCATTTGTAAATGAACCGCTAGTTCTTCTTCATCTTGAGGAGCACTATCTCTATCGCCAGCATTAAAAGCATTAACACCTAGAGATTGTTCAACTTGTTCTAAAAAGCTTTTTGCGTTTATGTCTGTTAATAAACCTTCAGCATATTCAGTTCTTTGCTTAGCACAAACCGGATCCTGAGCAAAAGCATTTATATCAAATGTACGTTGAGAAATTCCATTAACAACAATGTCTACAAATTTTGGTAATATTGGAACAGGTTTCCAGTCTAAATTTAAATATGATAAATCTCCATCAATTGCTAATTCATCTTTATATTTTTGTATAGATTGCTCTCCTCTTGCATAAAGTCTTAATTGATGGAAATTATTATAATTTTGATAGAATTTATCTCTACCTTGTCCAGCCCAAAACCATTCACCTTCAATAGCGCGGCCTACTCTTAATCCGTATTCCCACGTAGCCTTTTCCCCGTCTGGTACTACCTGATCTGGAAATGCACTATGACTATTTGTGTAAATTTTCATATATTATCTATTAATTTTTGATAAGTATCCTGTGTTATCATAGGTTTTAAAACCTAAATTCATAGGAGTTATAATTCTTTCTGCATTGGGTTTATATTTGTTTTTATTACAAGCCATAATTGCTAACCCTGAACTAATGGACGCATCATGTTTTGTTCTATTATTCAAATTAAAATTTAACCAATCCTCTAAAGTTGCTTGGTGATACATATCTCCATATCCATCCTTTAGTAATCCTACATATTCGTTGATATATGCTTCTATTGCTGCTGCATGAGCTTGTTTAATATCTTCACTAGAGTTAGGTATTCCACCAATCTCTCTTTCAGTTACAGATAATTTATTCCAAATCTTATCTGGTCTATTAATACTAAACCCTCTATATCCTCTTCGTTTAAAATAGTAAAGTAATCTAGGTTTATTATTTTCAGCCAATAAAGGCATTCCGTAAAAAACACAAGCCATTAAAACATCTTCAAAAAATATATCTGCAGTGGGAGGTCTAGAAATATATTCTAGGAAAAAATGATTAGGAGGAGAATCTTCTATAGAAAACTTAGTTAAACCATGAAGTGCTCCTTTAGATCCGCGACCATCAACAGTACCACTAATATCGTAACTATCGCACCCAAAAGCCCCAACGTGTTCGTTGCCAGGATGTTTAACCCCATTTTTTATAATTACTCGATTTTGGAGATTTTTAGGTGGAACCCAAGATATTTTAAATCTACCATTTCTAGTAGGAACAAATTGTACTTCTGTATCTTTGACTCCATTCTTCCACATGAAACTACCTTGTGTAATGTTTGTTCTATTATTTATATCTTCGTTATAATCTATCTGTTCATAAATTTTTACTAAATTAAATAAACTATCTTTAGTTTCATCTCTAAAAGCATGTTGCTCTGTTCTAGGAAATTGACGATAATATTCATTTAAACTATCCGGATCAGCTTTTAATCCATCTACTTCATTTTCCCAGTGCTCAATGACTCCGACTGTAACTGGGAGACCATCGATTCCGATTGTTTTATTTTTTGGTGTAAAAAATACAGGTGATCCAAAAGTATCCATGAATCCTTCGAAGTTCCATTCCATAGGGATGAAAAGAGAGTAGAGTCCCGAACTTGTTTGTCCATTTCTATTTCTTTGAGTAACGTCTGAATTATAGTATAATTTTTTGAAGTTGTTTCCACCTTTATCTAATGCGTTTGAAGTTGAGCCCATCATACACTTGCCTACTATTCTTCGGCCTAATCTTAATGTAGTTTTTGTAACTCTCCAGTTGTTTAATATATTGTCGGGTCGTTCCCATTTTCCTGATTCGTCGTGTGCTAATATTTTTAATTTCTCACCATCGTAAGAGTTGTCCCCCGTGTTTTTCCAATCAATTGTTGTATCAAGTCCTGCTAGTTCCTTTAATTTAACATTATCATCTAATTTCCTTCTAGTTAATTTTGAGGCAGGTACTCTATAAGCTAATTCAGTTTTAGGGCGATCCATACCATCTTGGATCGGTTTGAAGAAAAATGGATAATTAACGGATATTGGAACAACTTTATCTGTAAACATTTTTTTAGCATCAGCTCCTGTTTTGGATAATATACCAAATCTTGCATCACTTGATATTGTTGCTTGGTTAACAAGCTCTGCCGATGACATAAAGGAGAAACCAGACCGTCTGTTTTTAAGGTAACACATTCCATAACATCTGGTGTCAGCTTTACATGCTTCCCAGAATATATAGAACAATCTATTGGCTTCTCTATAATCAGCTGATCCGACATCAATCTTTGACCATTGCAAGTACATGTAATGAGTACCAGTAATATAAGTAGGATTACCATTATTATAGAACCAATAACCCTCGTCTCGTTTTTTGAATTCATTGTCAATATAGTCGTACCAGTTTTCTTTAAAATCATTTGGATATTCCTCCCAGTCAAATCTACTTTTAATTCTAGCTAATTCTTTTGGATATTCTTGTTTTTCCCAATATTGCTTCTCTTTGTCTTCGCTTCGTTTAAAGCATTCATCTGCTGTTGGTAATGCAATACGAAGATTCTGAATCTCAATAACTTGTCCAATTTTACCTGTTTTAGATATTACTATAAAATCATAATCTTCATTATAACCGTACTTCCATCTTTTTAAACGGTTTTCTTTTTTTAAAATAGAAGGATTTACAACATCTTTTACTTCTTTCCAAAGTGTTTGATCGTTACTCATTTACTTCTCCCTTCCGCAAAACCTTTAAAAGATCTTTCTTCTTTCTTTTCTTCTTTAACTATACCTTCTAATAAGTTTTCTTCTTCTTCTATTCTATGAAGAATTTCAAATGCATCAAATATTGCCAACTTTTTTGTTGCAGCTGCATTCTTTAATCGATCCGCAGACACATCTTCGCCCGTGTCCACAATCGGTTCTTGAGCCACTTTTATTAGTTCTTCCACCGCTAGTTGCCCAGCTTGGATTATACTCTTCTTCGTTTCCTTGACGTTCATCTTTCACTAATATATCTTTTGATTTCATACAATATAATAATTCATTGTCTACTACAAATTCAAACTCTCTGCTCTGTTTATAATAGACAATGTTATTTTCTTTTATTCCTAAGGACTTTAAATGAGAGTTACTATATCTTAGTATACCTTTCTGTACTTGATCCGCTAAGGGTTTAATAAAACATCTATCTCCTAAAGTATTCCATTTATTATTTTGGTAATATAAATATATTTGATCTAATTCTACAAAATATTTATTATCCTTAAAATATAACTTACTATTCTTTTCTCGACCTTTCATGTCATAGAATTTCCTAAAGACATTATGATGAATAATAACTATATCTCCTACGTTTATATTAGTAATAATGTTTTTAGGTATCTGTGTTACCTTAGCTACTTTATTTACCGCTTTAAACGTTTCTATTTTAGTGTTGATAATAAGTTGTTTATCACCTACTTGTATAACGTTGTTATATCTTTCTCCAATAGGCTCAACGAGGAATTTATATAAAGCTTGCATTAATATTCTAAGTCGTATTCTACAGAAATAGCCATATTAGAATTAAACTTCTTCCATGGAATAACTTCTTCATTCTTCTTAATGAATATATTATATGAGCTATCTTCTTCTTCATATAATATATCACAAATAATATGACCTCCGTAAACTTGTTGACTTAAAGAATAATGCATAGCTTCGTTTTTATAATCAGATCCAATACTGATCTTTCTAATAACGGTATCCATGATTACTCTGCTAATGCTGGTTCTGCTTGGTCTACTTCAATATTAGTATAAGTACCATCTTCTAAGTTAATATTAACAGCACCGTATTGTTCTTCTAATTCTTTTTTAAACTTTTCTACATCTTGGTTTACTCCAGCCATTTCATGGAGTAACCCATGTTTGTTAGCTTCTAATACACCAATTTGGTTTATTAAATTGTTTAATTGTTCTTGTTGTGATTTAATTTTAGTTAATTGTTCTTCTTTAATTTTCATTTGATTAAATTTAATTTATATTTATTTTATGTTGCTTCAAAATTAAGCCATATTATAGCTTCAGAGGTTTGTGCTCCAATTGTCCCTGTTTCTACTCCTGCAAAAGCCCATACTTCCCCAGCGGTCATTGCTATAGGACTTGATAATGTATTAATTTTACCAGGCCAAGTACCATTGTCACTAGAGTCAAGTAATAAACCTGTGGTAGTTCCAGCTCCATAACTAGCTGCATCATCAGGGTTATTTGAAGCTGCAAGGAGTGGATATGCGAATATTTCCCATGCATCTATACCAGTAACTCCTGTAAGTGCAGTATTATTTAACCATTTAAAACCTATAGATACTAATTCACAATCTCTAGTACAAACGTAAAGTGATGGTTCATTTTCGGCAGAAACATAACCAAATTGTGCTATATCGGTAGTACCTGTTATAGGAGATCCTGTGTTAAACAAGTTTCTAAATACTGCTGTTGTTTGAAAACTATCAGTTCCACCGCCAGGTGCTACTTTCCATATTGGTAATATACCTGGTCCCGATGAAGTTAATACATGATCAAGTGCACCTGCAGCAATAGATGTCCAAGTAGAAGCTGTATTAGCCGCAATAATATCTCCAATATTAGATGGTCCAGTAAATCCAGTACCTCCATGACCAGCGCTTAGAGTTCCACCTAAAGTTAAAGTACCTGAATTTGTTATAGGAGAACCACTCCATGTCATACCTGTAGTTCCACCACTAGCTGCCACCGAAGTTACGGTACCACTCGTGGGAGTTGACCATTCTAAAGCTGCACCTGTTCCATCAACTGTTAATACATCACCAATTGCTCCACCAGTTATTGTAGTAAAATCTGTTAAATCTAAATTGGCTTCTAAATCGTTATAGAAATTAGATGTAGTTATATAGTAATTAGCTGTATTTGTCTCAAACCCTACTAATCCTGTAAAATCTGTAAGATCTGTTTTTACTATAAATTCGCTAAATTTTTCGTTTGCCATTGTTGTTTATTTTATTAAGTTGATTCAAAAAGTAATTGACAAAAAGTTCTATCGTTGGTGGATGGGTCAATAGTACCAACCGGTTCGTCCATTCTTACCAAAAGTATATCTCCAGCTGTCACACTGTATGATACCACACTAGTTACTAAACCTGGTCTAGCAGTATATGAACCTGTAAAAGTTATACCTAAACTTCCTTGATCAGTCCAGTTAGTATTAATACTTTGATCGTTAAAATCACTTGCTGTTCCATTAGTAAATTTATACAATCTTAAATCGCATGATTCCCCCACTGCTATACTTAATATGGTGTTAGATTGAAAAAACCATTGAACACCCACTATCGTGCTATCAAAGGGAACTATATAAGGATAATAAAAAGTCCCTGAACTTGCGTTTGATCTTCCTGCTCCAGACCAATACAGACCTTTAAAAGTTGGTCCTTTAGTCGCCGCTGGAGTGGAAGTGTCAAATTGATCGTCACAATAAAAATCAGCAGCCCATTTAGATGTACCACCAGCTGCAGGCGCTTGCCACACGGCATTTCCACCGCTTTCTGTAAGTACATCACCAGCTGTAGCTCCTGCTACATTTGTTAATGTATCAATAGCTGCTTGAGCTGTAATAGAGTTAGTTCCACCCTGTGCAATAGCTAGTTTACCTGTACCAAAGTTATCTAAATTTAAATTAGCTTCTAAGTTTGCTGGGGTTATTTTATAATTAGTCGTAGTATCAAACCCTACAAAACCATCAATGTTTGTTAAATCTGTTTGTACTGTAAAATCGGAGAATTTCTTATCTGCCATATTATTGTATTATTATTGGTTCTGAATTTTGTGTTATTAAGTTATCGGTACCATTTTGACCTATTACATTAGAAGTAGGAGGAGTTCCACACAGTTCTAATACCATTACATCAGTAGACGCAACTGGTTCTAGTTCTACATAGTCTGTTCCACTTGATGTTTCTAACTCAATATAACAAATAGTAGGGGGAGTTGGTCCAGAAGAACCTTGTCCAGGTAGATTATTTATTATTGGTATTATATTAGCTATACCTATCCACATAACTTATAGTAACGCTACTAAGTTCCCCACGCTACCAATAGCTGGAGTTGTTGCTTGAACTTGAACTGCTAATATAGGTAAGAAAGATCCCGCAGCGATACCATTTAAAGTTGTAGTTTGTTGTACACCTGGTGCCGATTCTTCTCCTACATCTCCTTCTAAAATTACTTCAATACTTGTATATGCTTGTCCACAGTATAATGCAGCTCCTCTATTAGGACTACCTGTACCTGGGATTTGATTACCTAAACCTAAAGTATTAATGTCCACTGAAGCATGGCCCATAATTCTAGCATTATCAGGAATACTTCCACTGATAGTTCTTTTAGGTGAATATATGTTTTCTTGGTCTAATGATGCCATTATTTTATTTTTTAATTTTTGTTATTTTTTCTGCGCCTCTAGATCCAAAGTACGCTACATAAACCGTTATAAGTAAAGCTTCTAATAAAGAAACCCAACCTGTATTTATTTCTAGTATAACTGTAGAATCTAATACTATAAATATTGTCATGGATAAAGTTAGATAAATGAGTGTCATTGGTCTAGTATTTTTACTAAGCCATGAATCAGATTTCATATCACTATTCCATCTATCAGAGATATTATCCATCTCTGCTATATCTTGGTCTAAAAGTTTTAAAGCGGTTTCTTTATCTTTAGGATTAATAGTACTATCACCTGATATAAGGTTTTTTACTATACCTAATCCTCCTTGATCTGGTAAAAACTCACCTACAGTATCTAAAATAGTAGGTGCTTTATCTTTCAAGAAAATCCCTACTTTAGTATCTCTAAACTTTTTCTTTTTTTTATCCTTCATTTTATAGGCGTTTCTTTAACCCATTTTGCATTTGGGAAATGATAATCATAACCTGGATACATAACCTTTGCGTAACCATTATTATCTACACCTAACACTTTAAAATCTACGTCTTTCATTGTTATATGACAACCTTCTATAATGTTATGTTTTTTATTAACATCTGGAGAATTTCTTTTATAACCTTTTGTAGATTTTTTCATAAAACTTAAAATCCTTTTTTATGGCGTTTTGTTGTTTTACCAGCGGAAAATCTATTTCCCTTTTTTAAGTAATGAGATTTGTTTCTTCCTACACCTGAGTTTCTAGCTAATCTGTTTTCTTTAATTTTGCTACCTATACCAAGACCTCCTATATTAACTTTAGGAAGTTCTGCATTTATGCTACCAAATCCCATACCTCCAGAAGCTCCACCACTTTCAGGGTTTCCTCCAATTGTAAAATTACTATTTCTGACTCTCATTTGATTTCCCAGGTTGATTTGATTCCCTTCTAAATCCGTTGCTACCTCTGGCTTTATGTTACCTTTTAAATCAAATTTATATTTATACTTTGTAGGATCTGACGGCGTGTGTTCATCACCTTCAACACCAGGTGCTAAACCTTTTCTAATCTTTTTTTTGTCACTCATAGAGGATATTTGCTCATCTGTGTATATTTTACCTCTTTTAGCTTGATTTGGATTTGGTTCTTCTTCTGACACTTGCGCCATGCCAGCTTCATACATTTCCATACCTGGCGTTCTACTAGCATCTATAGCCATTCCATCTTCTGTTAACTGTGAAGATTGCTGTGGGAAGTATTCTCCCATTTTTTTATGCACAGCTTTTTTTCCCATAGAATCTCTGTCTCCATACATACCGTGTTGATAAAGTCCTTCGTTTTTCATTTTTTCTTTTTTAGTGGTATTTCTTTTTTGTAGGCTTCAGCTTCCCAAGGAAGTTTTTTGTCACCTTCTTTTAGTTTACTCCTAGAATATTTTTTTCCTTTCCAGTAAATGTTCTTGTCATCGTAATACATGTCTCCTCTTTTAATTTGATCGACATGTACCATTTCATGACTAATTGTGTTTTCCAATTGATCTTGGTCACACATGTTTTTATTAATTATAATATTTCCAGTATTAGTTGTAACTCCGTTTATACCTTCGCCTCCATCTTCACCTAGTCTAAACACAGATGTCCAATCTACTTTATAAGGAGATTTAAGTTTAAAACTCATTTCTTTTTAGTTAACTTATCTACAAGGTTATTACTGAATCTATTTAGGTCTTTTTGTCTTTTTTTACAACCACAATCTTTACCTGCTTTATTCATAATAGCTTCTGTTATCTGGTGAACCCCACTTACTCTCATTACTTTATGTACTTTGTCACCAAGATTTCTCACACGCTAGATTTAAAAGCTTGTAGAAATTTTGCTATTCCAAATCCAAATGCTATACCAGCATATAATGGATGTGCTTCTGCTATTAACGCTACTCCTATAAGAGCAGATGATCCACTCGCAAACAAAGGAGACATAACTACTTTTTTAATTTTATCCATAATAATATTTTTTATTTACAATCTAAACTTTTAGCTTTTTTAGCCACACAAGCTAAAATACTTTCCTTACTTCCTTCACCTTTATATCTTCCAACTAATCTCCTTGCTGCTGTAACATGGTCACAATCTGGAACTGGAAAAGATCTATCTGGTCCACAAAAGGTACTTGAAGACATATTGTCTCTTTCTTTTGTAGTTAATCTTTTTTGTAATGGAGAATTCATTCTTTTATATGCCATAATTAATGTTTCATATGTTTGTGAATTTTATGAGCAGAAGCTTCAAACCCGTGCTTTTCTACATCAATCCTATGGATTTCTCCTTTAGCATCGTGTATTAATTCTCTATCGTGAATCATTTCTTCTTTTGCTCCTTTGTCGCCTTTTTTATATCTTTCATCAGCTTTATGCAGTTGACCTTTTGCATCATAAATCAATTCTCTATTATGCATCATGTCTTTGTCATCTCTATTCATGTTGTGTATGTTATAAGTATTTATATTCCTCTGTCGCATCATAAGATGGACATGCTTTATTTGAAAAATCTCGATGGCCGTGTATAACAGCGTCGGGATACATTGCTTTAAGTGTTCTTAGCACCGCTAGCAAACTATCTTTCTGACAATCATATCTAGTATCTTTCGGGGTCTTACCATCTTCTTCTACGCCTCCGCAATAGCAAATTCCTATTGAATTTCTATTATGTCCTTTTACGTGTGCCCCGATTTTGGCTATATCTCTACCTTTGTGTATTTCACCATATATATCTATATAGAAATGATAACCTATGTCACTCCATCCTCTACCATCAACATGCCATTTTTTAATGGTTTCTACAGGAATATTTTCACCTTCCCTAGTAGCTGAACAATGTACAATTATTTTATTTATTTGTCTCATGGATTTGTAGATGTTGTAAAACCACTTCTACTAAGCATTAGACTGTTGTATTCTTTTTCATCTCCTTTGCTAATAGCTTTTGACAATGGACCACCTTCCGTAATACTAGATGCAGGATGTTCTTTAAAAAATTTAGTTAATAACCTATTACTTGCTTCTGTATTGGACTTTTTAGTTGTTTCAGGAGTTGGTATTTTAACACTAGGGTCTGCGTCTATAGCATAATTGCCAACACCTTGCTTTAAAGGATTTTTAACCATCTGCATACACGCGCTCATTCGTTTTAAGTCTTTTCTAATCTTCATTTTTTTTCTTTTTCATAACCCACCACTTATGTACAGTATACCCAATAGTTACTAGAAGTAAAGTTATTTTTAACACGGGTTCTAACCAATCGAAACTTGCAATAGTGAACGAAGTTATATTTAAACAATACAACTTTAGATCATCCAAGCCCATTACTTCTGGGCTCTAAGTACAGCGTTACCCTTGTAAACCTGTGGTTTAATCTTAAAAGCTGGTTTGACAGTTGTTGATTTATCTCCAGCCATTGTTTTAGTTGAGTTGTCCACACCTGGCATTGGCCTAGCCACACCGGCGGGTCTTTGGTTGTTTTTATATCCTGTTGGCATAATTATTTTTTTTTAATCGAATAAATTTATTCCGTTTGCGTTTAAAGTAGAATCTACTTTTTGCATATGTTTTTCTGAGTCTTCTTTGGAAATCCCGTATTGTTGTTCTAATTCACCTTTTGCTCCATAAATTTTATGGATTGAAGTAGATCCCTGAGTCCTTAATGATTTTTGAATTGACTGAGGAAAAGTAACACTTGCTGGATCAATTCCTTTAGATTTAAAAGTTTCATCTGATTTAGCAGCAACTTGTTTCCAATAAGGATTTGCAAACTGACCTTCTCCCATTCCAGCCATAGTAGTACCTGTACTATCAGCAGCTGTTTGAGCAATAGGTGCAGTACCCATTTGAGCACCCATCCCCATTTGATTATTATATATTTGGGGACCTTGTGGTCCTGCTACAAATGCATCTCCCATAGGTGGTGGAGTATTAGTAGTTCCTTGTGGATAATAACTTCCTGTTTGAAACTGTTGTGGAACAGTTGGAACATTTCCTTGAGGAATAATGTTTGTAGCTATTTGTTTAAGTGATCTGTCTTTCATGTAAGCCATGTTATCTAGTTTTATCTTTGTTTATGTTTAAAATAGAATGACTTAAAACCTTATTCATGTAGCTGTCACCCTTCATTATTTTATTACTTTTTTGTGTAGTAGGAATATCTTCCTCCCCTAAAATTATTTTATATATTCTATTTAATAGTTGTTTAAATTTAAAAGATGTTTTGTAAATGTGATATTTTTGGGTTGTTCTATTTCTCTTTCTCCAAACAACTATCCAATCTTCTTTTAATAATCTGTTCCATCTTCTATTATCCCAACTATAAGAATACACTCCTTCTTTAAAATCTTGTTTGGTAAATAAATCTAAAGCATCTAAATACATTAATAGTTCAAGGTCTGCCTCTTTAATATTACATGTTTTACTAGCCCATTTACGTATAATCCTATAATGTTTAAATAAATTTAAACTTTTTAAGTCAGAAGGAGTTAATTTTCTCATAAAACTATGATCACGTCAGACTCTCTTATAACTGAATATATCTTTTTATTTATCTCTATTAAGTTACCACTAGCTATATCGAAGTATATTTTATCTTTCTTTTTTATTCCTTTTACCTCTGTCCCAACACTTAACACATTAGCTTCTTGATATCTTATATCATTTCTTTGATTTTTCCCTAAAATTAATCCTCCAGTTGTTTCTATAGTAGCTGGATCAATAGGTTTTATGATTAAATAATTTCCAACCGCTCTCATGCTCTCACATTGTTAATTACACAATCAGTGGATAAAATAGTAGTAGCTACTGAAGCCGCGTTACGTAGAGCACTTTTAGTAACTAGTAAAGGATCTATTATTCCGGACTTTACCATACTTACCGTTTTACCTGTAACCACATCTAATCCTTTTCCTTTTACTATTGGAGGTTCATAATTTATTATACCAGCATTATTTAAAATTATTCTATAAGGAGCTTTAATAGCTTCTAATAAAATCTTTTCTGCGGGAGATTTAGGTTTTATATGATCTGCTGCATTTAGCAAAGCAATACCACCTCCTGGCACTATACCTTCTTTAATCGCGGCTTTTGTAGCACAAATAGCATCTTCTACTCTATCTTTCTTTTCTTTAAGTTCAACTTCAGAATTAGCCCCTACTTTTACAATAGCTACTTTTCCAGTTAATCTTGACAATCTTTTTTCGTATCTTAACTTTAAATTAGTATTAGATGTTGATTCTATTTTATCGCGTAAGTTAGTTATTAGTGTATTTACTTCTTCAGACATTTCTTCTACTTGTAATATAGTTTCTATTCTATTACTAATAGCTTTCTTACACCTACCCAAAGCATCAATACTTATTAAATCAATGTCATCTCCTAAATTTTCATTAATTATTGTTGCATTAGTTAGAGCTGCTAAGTCATCTAAAATTTCTTTACGGTTAATTCCGTGAACAGGAGCATCTATAATATTTACTTTAATATTACCTTTTACTTTGTTCATTGCTAATGCAGTCATTACTTGGGGATCTACATCAGCTATAATTAATAAAGATTCTTTTTCTTGTATAACATATTCTAATACACTTTGTATTTTCCTAATATTCTCTATTTTATTATCTAATATTAAAACGACCGGATTATCTAATTCTGCTGTATCTCTATCTTTATGTGTTACAAAATGTGAATTTTGAAATCCAGCTTCATATTGTACTCCTTCTATTTTTTCAATAACTGTATCCGGAGAATCGTTTGTTTCCATCATAACGATCCCGGTCTCATCTACAGCTTTAAATGCATCACTTATCAATTGACCTAGTTCTGCATCGTTATTGGCTGATATTGTGGCTACTTGTTTTATTTTTTCACCTCGTACTGGTAAGGCTACTTTCTCAAGATATTGCACCACTTTGTTAACAGCCAAATTAATTCCTTCTTTTAACTCCCTCGGCGATTCCGATTTTTGCGCTTTATAAGCTTCTTCTAGTATTGCATGCGCTAAAACCGTGGCAGTCGTCGTTCCGTCTCCTGCTTCTGTCACTGTTTTCCTTGCTGCTTCTTTTAGGAGTTTAGCTCCCATGTTCTCTACTGGATCTAACAATATAACTGAATTAGCTACTGTTACTCCGTCCTTAGTTATCTGTGGATTTCCTCGGTCGTCTTCCATTATTACACACTTACCGCTAGCCCCTAAAGTGGAACTAACGGCTCTAGTGAGTTTTTCTATACCTTCGTATATTTTACTTTTTGCATCCTTACCGAAGCTAAGATGCTTTACTATTGTCTCATTCATTGGATTAAATTAAATTAAATTGGTTTTTACTTAAATGTCTTTACGATTTTTGGACCCTTAAGGAATTCTAGTTTTTTAGCATAATGTTCCACTGATCCATCTATAGCAGATTCTGCACCTTCTATAGTTTCTCTTCTTGTAACATCAATCCATGTATCTTGATCCTCTATGTCTTTATATTCTGTTTGGTAAAATCCATTTGGTAGTTGTACTATTCTCCAGTTGGCTTTATCAGCAACATGGTTCCAAAGGTTAATCATATCTTGATTAGGGTGTTGTGGGGTACTACTCCACGATTGAGTACGGTATAAAAACGTCATAGTTTTTGGTTTTATTTGGTAGTGTACTGTTCTCTAACCTCCCCAAGGCACACCTTCTTGAGTAGGCGGGGTTAACGCTGCTATAGCGTTATTTAGTCTATTGGTTGCGACTTGTTCTTTTTTCAATTTAAGATCTTCTCCTATTTCTGCAAATACCCAAGTCAATACGTCTTCTTCTGTAAGATTTTCAAATGGTATAAAATCAGGACCAATCGGCGCTGTGAATTCAGTACTAATCAAAGTTGTGCCATGTACTATTTTGTTGCCTACTGTTTCCGTGGCTGTACATTTACAACCCGCTTCAAACACATATCCTGTATCTGTAATACGTTCTAATGTTGATACGCTCCATATTATATCCATATTGCTTAAGATTACTTATTTTTTTAATTTTTTACTAAGCGGAAATTTCGATTACAATACATAATCTATATGGACCTAAACTTCCGTCCGGTAAATCATTACTTCCTTCTCCATCAGATTCTATATATATATCACCGTGTTTTAGTCCAGCCGACAAAGCATCATCATTGCTAAAAAAGCAATAGTTACCTGCATTACCATTTTCGTTAGCATCACCTTTCGTACTGTCATAGAATCCATCTGTCGTGTCAGGACTAATACTTATTAAGTGACTATATGAACTTGTTCCTAAAGCTCCTTTATTTCTTTGATCAGCATCGTAGCCTAAAGCAATACCACTATCATATCCTTTAGCTGTTGCTCCTACTACAGTTGACTTTAATTCTCCAACACTTCCCGCTCCAATATTTACTGAATTTGCTGAAACGGTTGCTGTGTGATCATTATAAGCGTTATCCCCTATAATAACCATATCGCTTAAAACTCCTGTTAAAGTACCACCTCCATATTGTGATCTATATCCTATTACAACATTATTATTTTTTACACCTAATAATCCAGCTTGACCTCCAACAAATACATTCTGAGCACCATCTGTTAAGTTAGTTCCTGCTTCAGAACCAATCATAACATTATTAGAACTTGCTGAGGTAGTACCATCTAATGCTGTTCCTGCTTCATCTCCTATAACTACATTACCTTCATTAGCATAATGCGTTTGTTTATAATTTCGTAAAGCATAATGTCCTATAGCTATATTACTATTAGATCTTAAATATCTTCCAGATTCTTGGCCTATACATACATTTCTTGCTGCTGCAGTTGGTGTTAAGAGTGGATCACCACCATCATAACCCGCTAAGTAAAATGCTTGAGTTCCTATTGCTATATTATAATCACCTTGAGAACTACCACCTACTTCTCCTCTTCCGGCTTCAAGACCTATAAAAGTGTTATATGATGCTTCATCGTTAAGATTATCCCAAAGCTGTCCTGACTCAAACCCTATAGATATCGAGTTTGTAACGGCGCTGGCTCGGTATCCTATGGATACAGAATTAGATCCCGCATAAGTCTGGTAACCTATAATAACATTGTAGTAATTTGCCGATGCTAAAGGAAAACATTGGCTACCGCCTGTAAAGCCTATGCCATTAGTATGAGATTGATCTCCTATTACTACACCAGAATCTCCCGATGAATAAGATTGATATCCTACTACAGTGGTAGAAAAACTAGTAATCTTTTGCAAGGCATCACTACCAGCATTTGCTCCAATTATTACATCTCGATGACCAACTCTATTACCTGCACTATAACCTAAAACTACACTTTTGTAATTGCTAACATTAGTAGGTATTTGATGTCCAGCACTTGTTCCAATCACTACACTATCTCTTATTTGGCCATCTGTTACACCGCTACAGTCATTTTGAGCACCATACCCTATAACTACAAAATTACTAAAACTCGACGTGTCTGCAGGTAGTTTTTCCACTGCTTTTGATCCAATAACTACAGCTTGGACAGCGGTATGAGCACCTCCATTATCTCTACCTAAAATTAAACTATTAGCAGTATAACTATATACTTCAGTTTGTAGATTAACTTCAGTTCCGGCATTCCCAATTATCATAGTGGTATCAGCGTCTCCCTCTACTTTAAATAGATTTGAATCTCCTGTATTACTAGCTTCTAATATATCTGACTCATATGCTTCATCAGAGGCGTCCCCTGACCACATTTTATTATGGGTTATGTTACTAGTTTGATTACCTGCACCGTCAATAGTAACTGTTTTAGCTAAACTAGCGACAGTAGTTGTAATACCATTAGTACCTATAAAAGTTAAAGTATCAGTTCCATCTGTATCTACAACTGAAGTGTTAGGAATTGCTTCATCATCTGATACAGTGATATATCCAGCATTAGCTATACGTATTTCGTAAGGTGTAGCACCAGGTCCAATAGTTGCACTAATTCCTGCACCTGCATTAAAGTACACTGTCTCTCCTGCACTTACTACTTTAGTAGTAGCAGCATCGTCTTCCATAATCCAGTTATAAGCTGGACCAGCTCCTCCTGGTATATCTATAGTAACATCATCTCCTACATTACTTACTAATACTCCAGTTCCGATAAAATCATATGAAGTTGTCGTTGCAGTAACCAATACTCCACCATCATAAGTTATTAAATCTGTACCACCACTGCTGAACTCTGTCCAATCACCTGTATTAGTTGTAGCTCCTGCTGGGTTAGTAGTTAATATAAATAACTTAGCTACATCAACTTGGTACACGGACATTCCTTCTGCTCTACGTAATTCCGTAAGAGTTCCACTAACACCTAATCGTTCGTTTTGATCAGCCACTGTTCTATATCCTCCGTATCCAAACGTATCTAAGTGAGTTGGAAATTGAGCTGGGGTTCCGCCGTTAGCTCCAGTGGGTCCGATATTGTTCGTAATCTCTACTGCCATGTTATATACTTATTGATGCGGGTATTACCCCATTTTGTTTCATTGCTGTTCTATATACTCTGTAAGTTATAGCTGTACCTAAACCTCCATTAACTGGTACGTTTGTTACTTCAGTATAAAATCTAAAATTATCACTACCGCCCTGATTTAGAGTATATGGTGCGCCTGCATTTGTATCAACTCCAAATCCACCACTTACCCAACTATTTAAATCAACCCACGCTGTTGGAAATGCTAAATACCAATATTCCCCTGTAACACCACTACCCGTTGCGTCAAAACTTTTAGTTCCACTTAAACTATTCCCTAATACTCCTGTAAGCACCGTAGGTATTTGTATGTTGGTTAATGCAGCATTTGGACTAGTTCCCCAGTACCATTTGTAATACCATGTAATTGTGAATTTAGAAGCGTTACTAAAAAATACTGTTGGTCCTGAAGGATTATCAGCTGTAGTAGTAGCTCGTGCCTGCCATGAGTGAGTCCTTGCAACAAGAGGTTGTATGTTTAATCCTATATTCGCTGATGCTGTAGGACTAGTAGATGCTCCTGTAATAAGTGGATTTGATGCTCCACTATTAATAGGAGATGTTATATCATTTATTTCTAAGGTGTTTGGTTCTACATTAGCTGCATAAGCGTTAAATGTCCATGTAAAATCCCTAGGACCACCCGTTACTGAGGTACCTACTTCTAAAGCAGTTGTTTGACCTACCATTGAAAAGTTAGTAAACGCTGGGTTTTGGTAAGGATAGAATATTCTGTTCATTATCTCGGTTAATGTCCACCCTCTATAGTCTCCACTACCTATTGGGTCTTCAAGAGCAGCCCAAGTTTCACCTGCACCTTCTGCTACACCACCTACGTCAGCTGCTATAGACACAGGAAGGGGGTTTTCGTAAGAAACTGTACTTCCAGAGTCAGCTGGAGGGCTTGTAGAAAGTTGAAATGTGCCAGCTAGGTAAGAAACGTAGTAAATTAAGCCCGGAGAAATAAAATCTGCCTCAATTGGGCCTAAAACCCCGCTAGAATTAGCTGTTTCAAGTGGTAAAGCCCCAATTCCATCAATATTCAACGTTGAATTTGCAGATGTATTGGTCGATGTGAACGATATCTTGTAAATAACGTTCGTTGAGTACTGTGTTATTGGCGGAGTCGCCACTCCTGTGTAATTATTAGCCACATACGAGTTAGCATCTATGGAAATTATCTCTGTTGGGATAACAGGGACAGCGTCTGGTTCAGCACACCACGTTTGTGTTGAGGTACTGTATACTAATATATCCCCATCCTGCAGTGTTACGCTAGAAGGAGGGCAAAACCCTTTACCAAAAAGTTTAAAATCGTTTAATTCTATTATTTCTGGAAAGAATGTAGCAATATCCTCTAAATACACACTCTTAGTAGGTCTACCGGAACGATTATCACTTAATATAAAGAGTTGTTCTCCATTTAACTGGGAAGCAAGTATCCTTGGGTAGCTATATATTATAGCCATTACGGCGCGGTTACATTAATACTATACCATCCATCAACGCCAGCACAAATTGAACCTTCTATATAAACTTCCAGTGTACATTCATCCGTATTAAATCTTATTTCCCCTGATGATGGAGCATCAGGTCTTTCTGCTATGGTTCCGCTTGGTAGTTTTAAAGATCCAGTAGAATCACTTGACTTTATAGCTGTTTTATCACCAGTTGGATTACCTACAATTGCTTCATTAGCTCCTAGTTTAAGTGATAAATCTACATCTCCTTTACCTCCCGGAGCGCTACTACTAACATCTAATAGTACGTTACTGCTTTCTACTAAGTTAACTCCATACTCTCCACTAGCTCCTTTAACAAACGATGCTATTTGAGACATGGTAATAGATCTTGTTGGGAAACCTTCTTCACTCATGTCACATATAGGGAGTACATCACTAGTAGAAACAGTACCAATTCCTGGATATGAATATATTATTGCCATCTTACTTTTTTTTAATTTTTAATATCTTGTATAATATAGTTATTCACATATTTTAATAGATATTTACAATATGACATAAGCCTATTATTAAGTACCTTTATTAGCTATTGTCACTATTTCAAAACCATGTTACATATATAGAAGTACTGCGTTACAAAAACCATGCCAACTTTTTTTTTCAAAACCAAAACGGATTTTTTTAACCTGGGCTCCCCTTTTCCTCTACATTTTCCCTTTATTTGTTTAACGTTTTTGCGGAGCATCTCTCTCCTATCTTCCTCATTTTTGCAGACTAGCTACGACATATGCTAGATAATATACATGTAACTTATTTAATAACAAACTAAAACCTCATCACTATGTCTAAATTAATCAACACAATCCAAATCAACTCAATCAGCATCATCATGAATATCATATTCATATCTTACTTCACATTCTTAATCTCTTTAATATAATATTATACAAAGTAAATACGAGTATCAATAGATAATATATATATAATAATTAAACTAATAAACTATGCTTAACTTAACTAAACTACCAGTATTAAATAATAACCACGAACAACTAATCGATAACCTAGATTATATTGATCTACACTCTAACCCTTCTCAATACCTCATCGCCTATTCTTATATCTCTAACTTACTAGATATATCCGCCGAACTAATAATTAATAACATAGAATTCTCTCATCATCCTTGCCCAATATCTGACGAATCTTACTTACTAATTAATATCAATCAATAATACAAACTAAAAACGATTTTATATAGATAATATAAATGTAAACTAAATTAATAATCAAATAAATAAATAATAACTATGAAAACTAATAAACTAACTACTAAAAGATTTGTAATCAGAAAGTCACTAATTGGAACTAATTCTATAATCACTTTCACTAACAATAAAAAACAAACTTATACTTATGACCATGATGAGATTTACTCAACATATCAAGAAAAGTTTGAATCAATGAAGTGTTTTCAAGAGTACAAAAGTTATACTAATAGTAATATTGTACCAAAATTCTGCAGAGAATTAAGTGAACTAAGTGAATAAAAACTTAATAACATGTGACATTAGCCTATTACTATCTAATCTTATAGCCTAGTGTCATACTTTAACACTTAAATATAAATATTTAATATCTATGTAAGATAATGAGATATCATGTGTAGAACTATAACTAACTTTTTAACTAATTAACAAATATACACTCTTATGCTAACTTTAATAACAACAATACTACTAATTATTCCAACTACAATTCTAGTTGATATTATTCACCAATTAATAACTAACAAATGAAAAAATATAATTCAAAAAAAGATGAACAAGTGGCTAATGAAGCACTTCTAGCAATGATAGTAATCTTTTGTGTAATGGTAATTGTAAATTATATTACAATGTGAATACGATTGGTGAAAGATAATATAAATGTAACAAATAAAACATGTAGTTGATAGTCATACTTTAGCATGTATAAATAAAATGAACACTTGACTCAGCACAAAACTAAATAACTATGAAAACTATATTACTAAAAATAGATGAAGATAATGATATCTTTGAAATGAGAATTGGAAATGAAGTATATACTCTTGACAATGTATATCAAAGTAAATATGGAAATCTATTTGATGAACTAAATATGGCAATAGAAACTAATTAATAACTAATAAAAATAAATAACTATGTATAATCCTAACTCACCAAGTAATTGGTCATGGTCTAAAGCATTCGCAGAAATGAATAAGACAATAAACAGACAAGAACTCGAACAGCAAATAATAAATCACTCACATAACTATGACGGTGGTATAAAGAAGTTCACTGAACTAA